ACTCGGGCGTGGCATTGCCAATTCATTAGAAGTCAGCCCGGCAGGTATTTCCATGGCCTTTAAGATCGCGCCAACTAACGCTGGCAATGATGCACTGGTGGAAGCCGCCGAGGGCTTGCGCCCAGCATTTAGTGTTGAGGCCAAAGTTAATGAGTACACGATTGAAAAGGGCGTAATGGTAGTAGCCTCAGCCAATCTTGAGGCCGTTGCTCATGTCACCTCACCGGCTTTCGTCGATGCCAAAATCTTGGAAGTTGCAGCAAGCGACACCGAGGAAACCCCAGAAACCACCGAGGCAGAAATCCCTGCTGAGGAAAACCCACAGGAGAACACAGTGGAAAACGAAACAACAACACCAGTTGCAGATGAAGTAACAGCAGCCGCTGTTGTTATCGCTGCAGCTCCAGTGGCTTACACAAAGCCGCGAAGCCCAATCAACAGCCCTGCCACATATCTTGAGCATAAGATCAAGGCAACAATGGGCAACCACGATTCTGCCCAGTACGTTATGGCAGCAGATACCGACTTCACCGGCAACCCTGGACTTAACCCAGTGCAGTATGTCAGTACAGTCATTGACACATCCATCGGTAACCGTCCGGCTATTGATGCAATCGGCTCACGCGCCATTACTGCATCAGGCATGGTTATCTCACATCCAAAAATCACGCAGCCAGGTTTAGTTGAGGAAACTGCCGAAGCCGATGCAACACCACAACAAGCGATTGAAACCGACTATGTTAATTTGGATGTTTTGAAATATTCTGGCTCTCAGACAGTAAGCCTAGAATTATTAGAACGATCATCGCCCGATTTCATTCAGGCCATGTTAGACAACATGACCCGTCAATACAATCAGGCAACCGATTCAGCCGTAATTGCAGCGCTAACAGCAGGCGGCACAGCAGCAACATCAGTGGCAGCAACTAGCGATGGAATCATTGACTTCGTGTCCACCGAAGCGGCAGCAGCTTATCTTGCAACTGGCGAACTGCCAGCGGCATACATCGCTGGCGTATCTCAGTGGTCATTGCTAATGGGTGCGACAGATTCAACTGGCCGCCCAATCTACAATGCCTATAACCCAATGAACAATGCAGGTGTGGCTGGCCCACGATCCTTGCGCGGTAACGTGCTAGGCCTGGATCTATGGGTGGACAGCAACGCAGTTAGCACAACCATTGATGAGTCAGCATTTATTGTGACACCATCATCAGTTGCCATCTACGAAAGCAACATTTTGAGACTATCCACAAACGTAGTTTCAAACGGACAAATCCAAACAATGCTCTATGGCTACATGGCCACAGGCGTATTGGTTGCCGGTGGCGTAAGGCGCTTCCAGCTGACCTAGTCAGGACTGAAAGAAAAGTGTGGGGGATGCGGCCCTGTGTCCCCCACACCCTTACAAGATAGGAAAAGATAATGGCACTAATTGACATTGAGGAACTCAAGTCAATTTTAGGCATTGGCGATATCTATGATGATGCCATTGTCCAGGCAGTTGCAGATGCAGCTGAAAACATTATTTTGTCTTACCTAATCTTTGATGATGTAGCAATCAAAGCCGTATCACTAACTGACAATGTGGGCAGATTCTTTTGCTATGACAATACATTTGTAATTGGTCAAGTCTTAACAGTTACTGGATGCGGCTCACCTTTTAACGGATCACGCACTGTTACAGGTGTGGCCATTGACGAATACCACGTTACTTATTTTGAAGCTGCAGTTACTAACGCAGACATAACTAAGCGCATGGTCATACCTAATGGCCGAGCCGTACTGACGAGCCAGGCAGCTTTATATGATGCAGTGCCTGAAGTTAGAGAAGCTGCACTGGCCGTAGCAGCCGACATTTGGATCACACGCACTGGCACACTTGGCCAGCAGGGTGTGGACTTCCAAAGCCCTGCCCCGTATCGCCTAGGGCGCTCGATGCTCACAAGAGTATCTGGCCTACTTGGCAAACACTTAGACACTCGGGGTTTCCTTGGCTAACCTGGCAACCTATCGCGCTGACCTTGCAGCAACTCTGGCAGAAGCTGGCCGGGTGGTTTACGCATGGCCAAATGAAAACATTACGCCGCCAGCAATCGTACTAGTGCCTGGCTCGCCATACATCACAGTCAGTGCCATTGGTGGCGCTCGTTGCAATGTGCGCTTTGACATCACAGTCATTGTCAATGCAGCTGACAATCAGGCCGCATTAGCCAACATTGAAACTCTCATTTTATCTGTGTCCAATATGTTATCGAGTAACATTTCATTCCTTGGTGGATGGTCACAGCCCACAGTCCAGCAAATCGGAAACGCCGAAATGCTAATTAGCCAACTCTCTATTGAGATGGTTACAACTAACTAGAAAGGCATGACATGCCAGCAACCTATATAACTGGGCGAAGTCTAACTTTGTCTATCAACTCGGTAAGTTATGCCGATCAAGCCAGCACAGTAACACTTGAGATGGAAAACAATCAGCAGGTGTTAGAAGTTTTGGCAGGCCGAGCCTACAAAACCGTAGATCAGACAGCCACACTAAATGTGGAAATGTATCTTGATGACACCTCAAGCGCTGGCATTATTTCAGCGTTATGGGATGCCACAGATTCAGCGCCAGACACTGCACTGGCCTTTTCATTTGATGTCAATGGTGACACTTTTACAGGTAATGTGTTCCCGGTATATCCAACAGTTGGTGGCGCGGCCACTGACGTACTGACCACCTCACTCAGCTTTGTTGTTGAGGATGGATCAGTAGCCAGAGCGTAACTAGAGAGAACAGGGCAACCATTATGAAATACAACGTGACTACAAAACAGGGCAATAACTACATAGTGAGTGACGAGTCAGCTTGGCTCTGGGTTGAGATCGAAAGAGAACTCGGCTACACAGTCAGCCAGGCAGCTGAAAAAATGAGCCAGGGATCATTGGATGTAATAACTTGCATGCTTTACAAGGCCGCAAAGGCTCAAGGTGCTACCAAGTTACCAAGTCAGCAAGCCTGGGTTATCAATGAGTTTGAGACATTTGAGGTGGTTGAGGACAGCCCAAAAGAGAGTTGAGGGATCTGCTGGTGAGAATTGCAGTATCAACTGGCATACCCTTGGCGGATCTCAAAGACTGGTCGCTCGCAGACATTAACACAGCGATAACGCTGATACAGGAAAGGAATGGTTACGGTGGCTGAAACTCGCAGCAGCATCACAATCAAACCTGATCTAAGAGATTATCGCGGGTTACTTAAGGCGCTTAATGTCATGGACAAAGAGGCCAACTTTGCATTGAAAGAGGAAGTTTATTCAATTTCCTCATGGACTGCCCAAGGTATCCAGCAAGCCGCATATAGTCACCCTTATTACCCGGCGCAAGCGGCTATTGTGGCAGCTACTGTGAGGCCTGCCCGGGATCGCTTGCCAACTGTTTACATTGGCGGCAGTAAAGGCCGAGCATCGGGCGGCGCTAATGCTGGGCAACTCTTATTTGGTAATGAGTTTGGTGGGGATCGCAACGCTTACGGCACACTGTCAGCATTTCCAAACGGCGGTTTTAAGTTTCCACCACGCTCACCTAGAGAGGGCCGAGGCAACACTGGGTATTGGATATTTCCAACACTTAAGGCTATGCAGCCAGAGATCAAAAAGCGCTGGTTTGATGCAGTAAATAAAGTAATGGACAACTGGGCAAGGACTAGCGACTAATGGCTGATACACGCACACTTAAACTGGCCCTGCTGGCTGATGTTCAAAAGTTTCTTGGTGGCATGAATGATGCCCAAATGGGAACTAAAACACTCAGCAGCAAAATTGGCCAATACTCAAAAGCAATGGCCAAATCTTTTGCACTGGCTGGCGCAGCTGCTGGCGCTTATGCAATCAAATTAGGCATAGATGGTGTCAAGGCAGCCGTAGAGGATGAGAAAAGCCAAGCCACACTGGCGCAGGCTCTTAAAAATACAACTAGCGCCACTGATGCCCAAATTGCAGCCACAGAGAAATACATCAGCGCAACTCAAATTAGGTACGGCGTATCCGATGTCAAACTGCGTGAGTCAATGGGTAACCTTGTGCGAGCAACTGGCGATGTAACAGAAGCACAAAAACTTAACAATCTTGCAATAGACATTTCAGCCGCTACCGGGCGAGACCTTGAGACCGTATCGCTAACACTTGCTAAGGCTTACGATGGCAATTTTGGCGCACTTAAAAAACTTGGCATCCCACTAGATGAAGCAATCTTAAAATCCAAAGACTTTAACATTGTGCAGGGCGAACTGGTCAAGTTATTTGGAGGCGCGGCAGCTGCTAACACTGCTACTTACGCAGGCCAACTAGCCATTGTGCGAGAGCGTTTTGACGAAATGAAAGAAGCAATCGGGGCATCATTATTGCCACAAATGAAATTACTGCTAGAAAACGTTAGCCTGATGGCTAAAGGATTTAGCGGCGAAGATCCTGAGGGATTAAGCAATCGAGCTAGAGAACTTGCAGGCAATTTTGAGGGCAACGGCGCAAACAGTTTAGGCGGCGCATTACGAGCAGTTACTGATGCTTTTGCAAACTTGTTTAGCACAGTTACCGAGGATGGCGATGAGACAACAAACATTCTTGTATCTATCGCTGAATCACTTGAAGCAGTAGCCAATGCAATTAACACTGCCTCAGATGCTTATCAAAGGGCTTTGCCATTTTTTAGATTCCTAGAAAATCCTTTTGGCTTAAACATTCCATCCATAGGATTTACTCCAAGAACTAGCACAAAACCATCAGGCTTTGCAGCAGGTGGCTCAGTAATGGGCAATGAGCCAGTGCGAGTTGGCGAGTTTGGGCCTGAAATCTTTTACCCAAGTGGCTCAGGATCTATTCGCCCAGCAGGCGGCTCTGGCGGTAGCACAGTAATAAACATTAACGGGGTTATAGATGCCGAGTCAGCCAGGCGCTCGATTGAGAAGCTGCTGCAAAATAGCGCAAGGCGAACTGGGCCAATTAACTTAATTGGCGCGACACTGTGACAACTTACACGCCATACCCAAAAGTAATATTTGGTGGAACTACTCAATACGCAGAAAACACAATTAGCAGCATTGGCATAAGCCTAGGGCGGCGCGACATTTACGAGCAGGCTCAACCCGGCATTGCCAGTGTCAGGTTGTGGACTGATGCAGACACAGCGCTAGATGTGAGTCTGTCCGACAGTGTAGAGATCCAGATCCAAGACTCCACAGCTGCATATCAAACAATCTATGTGGGCATAATCTCAGACATTGACATCACCATTGATGCCTACGGCAGCACTGGATCTATTGCCATTTATAACATCACAGCAGTTGGCCCATTATCAAATATTAACAAACAAACTACTGGCGGCGCTGGCTTTGCTCAGGAGTTTGACGGCACAAGAGTATTGAACATTTTAACAGATGCATTTTTGCAGGACTGGTCAGAAGTGCCGGCAGACTTGATTTGGTCAAATGTCAATCCACTTGTGACTTGGGCAGGCTGGGATGGCGCAAACAATACCTTAGTAAATGACCTGATAGCCAATGTGGATACTCCAGGCACTTATGAGCTAGCGGCTTACACTGGCGGCGCGACTAACGCCCTGGCACTTGTGCAATCGGCAGCGCAATCTGGGCGCGGCTTTTTATTTGAAGGCCCAGATGGCGCGTTGTACTACGAATCTTACGCAGCCCGGGCAAACTATGTGCCATTAACACTCACAGCTGATGATCTACTGGCAGGCGGCTTGAGGCAGGCAGCCCAGTGGTCAGAAATAGTAAACGATGTAACAGTTACAACAGCAGCAGCGCTTGAGGCTTATGCGGCTGATTCAACTAGCCAGCAGTTATACGGGCAGTTGGCAGGCACTCGCTCAACTACTTTAGAAAACTTAGCCGATGCCCAGATACAGGCCAACGCATTTTTAGAGTCTCGGGCATACGCTCGCACTTACCCAGAGGAATTGACCATACCCCTGCACAGTCCAACTGTCAGCGATGCCACAAGAGATGCTCTAATTGCCATGCTTGTTGGCTCGGCAGTTTATACATCGGCACTGCCAGCAGTATTTGGCACAATTTTTGATGGCTTCGTTGAGGGTATGCGGTGGAATTTGACCCGATACACAGCAGACCTCACGCTCGTATGCTCGGCACGATCCGAGACATACCCACAGGTAATTTGGTTGCAAATCGCGCCAACCGTAACTTGGTCAGGTTATACTCCAGTTACAGACACATGGGAGGATTTATAGCATGGCTGGAACTACATTTTATTATGGGGTAACTTACCCCACGAGCACAGATTATGTAACTGACGGAGCTACAGCCATTGAAGCCGTTGCAGATGGCTTTGATGCGGCAGTGGCAATACCGACTTACAACAATCAAACTGGCACGACTTACACATTTGTTTTGCTTGATGCGGCTAAGGTTGTTAGTTCAAACAATGCATCTGCAGTGACTTTCACAATCCCACCACAGTCAAGCGTGGTGTGGACTACTGGCGCAACTTTGACAGTGGCTAACTATGGCGCTGGCACTCTAACCATTGCAGCCGGTGCAGGTGTAACTCTAACCAACTCAACAGCAACCGTTGCACAATTTGCTAGCGCAACGATAGTTCGCACTGGATCGAATGCGTGGACTGTCATCCCTTTTGCTGGAGGGGCTTTACCCTTAAGAGATAGTGCCGTAACCGGCACTACGGGAAGCCCCGCAACAGCAACTTATACAAATGTATTAAACTACAAAACCTACACTTTTACAGGCTCGGGCTCAATCACATTCAATAAGGCTGGATTGGTTGATGTTTTAGTTGTCGGCGGTGGCGGGGCTTGCGGTGAAGCAACAAGGGGCGCGGGCGCGGGCGGGTTTATTAGTGTCACTGATTTTTATGTAACAGCAGCAGCGCAAACAGTTACAATTGGCGCAAGTGTGACGGGTTCTAACAGGGGCAATGAGAGCGTATTTAGAAACCTAGTTGCGGTTGGTGGGGGTCGCGGTGGTGGAATTGCTTCAGGATACGGAAATGTCGGCGGCTCAGGTGGCGCGTCTGCAACCCCTCTCGCAAATGAACGTATTTTAAACCAAGGAAATCTGGGAGGCTCGGGCGGCGGCGGGGGCTCGGGTGGCGCAGGCGGCGCATCGGCTGGCGGCGTTGGCACATCTAGTTCAATTAGAGCAAATACTCCTGTAACTTATGCGGCTGGCGGGTCAAGTACAACTCCAACGACAGCAACAGCCAATACAGGCAACGGCGCTGGCGGTAGCGCAACCACAAACACATCAGGTTCAGGAATTGTAATAGTTAGGGTGTTGCAATAATGGGAAACTTTGCTCAAATTGTAGATGGAATTGTTGTTCACGTTTTAGTTATTAACGATGAAGCGTTAGAGAACTTAGATTTTCCAGAGAGCGAAGCGCTCGGGCTAAAGGTTTTGGCAGATAGCGGCTTTGAGGGAACTTGGAAGCAAACAAGTATCACTGCAAGTTATCGCGGCAAGTATGCCTGCCCAGGCGACAAGTGGACAGGGCAAAATTTCAAAGCACCTGAAGTGACACCATGACATTTACAACATGGCTAGCACATAGTCCCCTGGCATCATTTCTCAAAGTATTTGGGGCAGGTTTTTTGGGTTGGGTGTTAGTCAATGCAGACACGCTTGGCATTCACCCGGCGCTGACTATTGGCCTGGTCTCAGCTCTGCCGATCCTGATTAACTGGCTCAATCCCGATTACACAAACTACGGCAGAGCCAACTTTGATGAAACCGATTAGCGCTGGCCTGATTACATTTCCCTATGGGGCAAAGTATCGCAACGGCACAAGACACAAGGGCGTTGATTATCGCGCCAAATCTGGCACTCCAGTAGTTGCAGCTGTAAGTGGCAAGGTAGTCCATGCTGGCTGGCACAGATACAAAAAGGGCTGGGGATTAGCCTTTGGTTTGCACGTAATTGTGGATAATGACCTGTTTCCAGACTCCTCAGCAGGCCTGTGGGCTGGTTATTGTCACCTGTCGGCTGTTGGTGTCAAAGTGGGCCAGCGTGTCACTCGGGGCGATCTAGTGGGCTTATCGGGCAATACCGGCAACTCCACTGGGCCACATCTACACTTCCAGATCCTTGCAAGCCGCACATGGAATCCACTCAAGGCCCGTAATCCAGAGCGCTGGATCAACGCATGAACAATCTCATAACCATTGGACAAGCTGCTGGGGCTTTGATTGCGATACTTACGTTAGGTGGAATGTTGGTCAAGTGGGGAATAGTCAAGCCAATTAAGGCTTATATAGACAAAATGACCTGGCCAATACAGCCACACGCCAATGGCGGCAGATCCTTGCCTGACTTGAATAACAAGATAGACACGCTAACAGCGATGCTAACGGCACATATTAAAGATCATGACACGCCGAAATAGATTGACAAGCAATAAGAGCCTACTTATAGAATGCGAGGTAGTAAGTGGAAAAGTATCTGACTGCTAAACAAGTAGCGCAAGCGTTACAAGTTAGCGAGAGAACAGTACGCCGATGGGGAGTAACGGGACAATTAAAGCCTAAGAAAATCGGTGGGGTAAAACGCTATAAAGTTAGCGATCTTGAAAAATAAAAAACTAACAAAGGAACAGGGCAAATGTTCATAACACCAAAAGTTAAGAAATTACCATCAGCACAAACTGGCGCAATAAAAAAAATTGACGATAGTGAAATCGTTGCATTTATGACAGCTTTACTTGATCAGCGCGGCCAATGGTACGCATTCTGGGAAGCCGACGTATCACATCTAAGTACTGCTAAAGCTGACAGCGCCAGAGCGAAGTCGAGGCGATTGATTAAAAGTCCAAGATTCATGGAGTTTTTAGAGATTCAAAACTTGGAATGTGAATACGCCACACGCAAAACAAATGGCGTACTAACTGCCTACGCAAGAATCAAGTAGTCATCATGTTTTTTAACGGATTTACACTATTACTAATGATGATTAGCCTGGGCGCTGGCGTGTGGCTAGGCATCAGGATTGAGTCAGCGTACCAATATAAACTTCGAAACAACTGGCTTGATGGCGAGACTATTGAGAGCCAAATGGCTAAGGATGGCTGGCGGCTATGAGTTTTGACCTTGAGGGTTACACGACGGTGCAGGAAAGACTGGCCGAGTTTTACAAAATGTACCCAAGCGGCTCAATTCAATTTGAGTACATGGGTGTGTTAGATGGCTCGCCGCTAATGATGTGGGGAATTGCTCGGGCCTATCGCACACCTGATGATGAGCGCCCGGGCATTGGCACAGCTGCTGAATTGATCGAGGGCAAAACCCCTTACACAAGGGGCAGTGAATTACAAAACCTTGAAACAAGTGCCTGGGGCAGGGCATGTGCCAGCCTAAACATTGGACTATCAAAGGGCATCGCAAGTAAGCAAGAGGTGCAATCTGCTAAAGATCGTCAAGCGCCAGGTCCAAAGAAACTGAGCGAAGTGTTAACGCCGTCAATGGTAATTGATCCTTGGGCCTTAGATGGACAGCCAACTGACCCGATAGCGCCAGAATGTCAGCATGGACAAATGACACGCAAGACAGGGCTAAAGAAAAATGGCGATCCGTATGGCGGCTGGGTGTGTGGGGCTGGCGGTAATGGTGACAAGTGTGATGCAATCTGGGATCGCTCATGAGTGGCAACCCGTTACACAGCGAATATTGCAAGTGTGAATGTCCAGCAGGCAACGCATACGACAAGCTAGAGAAAACACTAAACCGAGTGCGTATGCTACACGTTAGCCATACTGATCGCGGCGTTACCTTTTGCACACACTGCCTAGATCCTGATGTGTTTGACAATTTTGCTTTGTGGCCTTGCGACACCATTAAAGCTTTACAAGGTGATGATGATGATTTGTGAGCATGGCGCAAGCGCACCTAAGTATTGTGCAATTTGTCGGCATCAGGGCATCATGGCCAAAGATGAGGGCATCACCATTGCCAGGGAATCACAACTTAACTGGCACAATGAGGCCGTAATCTGCATAAGGCAGATGGCTCGCACTGGCAAACCATTTACAGCTGAGGATGTAGTTGCTGAGATAGGTGCGCCAACTGGCTCGGGCAAAGTTATTGGCGCGGCCTTTAACACAGTGGCTAGATCAAACATGATATGGCGGTGTGGCGAGCGCCCGGCAGATCGTAAATCAAGCCATCGCAGAATGCTTGCAGTCTGGCGAGGCGGTCAAGTGTACGAGCAGGAAAGGATTTTTAATGAATAAAGAATTGCTGCAATTACATGAAAAGATTTTGATGGGACTTAGTGACATAGATTTGCCTACGCAATTTGAACTTGATCTTTTAGATTGCTATTTGAATGCAAGCCAATTAATACGTGAAAAATTGCGAGAATTAAATGCTTCACTTAATTAGTCGCTGCACTTGTGGCGCTTGGTATTACATTGGCAAGCCTTGTGGCTTTTGTGAAAGGTGGCAACAACGTGGATAACACTGAGGATTTATTAAGCATTATCAAACACATGACGGCAGCGATGCAGGGAATGTTGGATGCAATTCTGCACACACATAAGGCAGTGCAAGACATTGAGTCAAGGTTAAAGGCGCTAGAAAATGAGTGATGCAGTATGGGACAGCATCGAGCGCAAGATCGCTGGTCATTACGCAGCTGCACAATTCTTGCCGGCATCATGTCCACAGTGCGCCAAGATACTTGAGCCAGTGGACTTTGGCGTTGATCCTGACAGTAATGAGCGCCTATGGGTTACGCATTGTTGTGGCCAGTGGGATAAGTATTTGGAAAAGTTAAGCGAATCACAACTGCCATAAAAAGAGCGACACGCTGATCCCAAGAAAGAACAACGTGTCGCAACTTTTGATGCTAGCATCACAAGCGTTGAGGCTCTAGTCATGAGTATAACTGATGACCGACTAATCAATCGGTTAAACCGCCGTTAGATGGCGCAACTTGGCATGGAGATAAACCATGCAAAACCCTACAAATAGTGCAGGGTGAGGCTCATGAGCAGCTGCCAAAACGAATTGCCTGGCAGTGATAGACCAATGCAGTGAGCCAAATGGCGCGATTGTGCAGTGATGCACCCATGATCAGTACCGCTTCCACATACGGTGTGAATGGCTCAAGTCAGGCCATTCCCTGCCCACTAGCCAAACCGGTGTGAATCCCAAATACTTTAGTTACAAGTAATACAATCGCAACATGAGCGAATGGGTACAAGTTAGGCATATTGAATTGCTCGAATATGTGGCTCATGTCGAACATTTAACAAAGGATCACACCTTGCTGCAAGAACAAGTTAAGGATGCAAAAGAATTAGCTAGCATTATTGAGCAAACATACAAGGCAAGATTAGAGAAGCTGACCGATTTGATACTGGACATTCACCCGGCTAACCATAAGTACGAGCAGGGATTGATGCACGCCTACAACATCTTGGCTGGTCACCTTGAGTAGAGCGCATAGCCAGGGAACTACCACCGAGTGGCGCAACCTACGCGCTGCTTGCTTCAGGGTATGGGGTAGGTCATGTCTTATGTGTGGTGATCGGGCAACAGATGTAGATCACATCATCGAACTAGCCAGGGGTGGGACTAACACGATTGATAACGTACAACCTTTATGCAAGCCATGCCACATACATAAGACAACACAATTTAATTCCACAAAACCAAAAGAAAATCCATTTTTTTTGAGGCGTGTGCCACCCACAGACTCCCTTTCTCTTATTTCTCCCCTTTTGATCCGATCCGATCCGCCAACAACCGAAAGGCCTAAGTCATGACCCAAAATAAACCAGAAGCGCCAGAGACTAAACCAATGAGTTGCTACCTATCACTGAACTCAGCAATCTCAGTAGCAAACTGGATCGCGCCAACTGACGTTGCAACGCTGACTTTAGCCCGGCGGCTAGCCATGGCATTGGACACAGCCTTTGACATGGGCGAACTCAAAGAAGCAACACCATTGGCAGCTAAGTATTTACAAGTGTTGCAGCAGCTGCACTTAACAGTGGAAACTAGAACACAAGGAAAACAGGGCGAGGAAAATGACGGGACTAATCATGTCGGAAACTATCTACGGCTCATTGAAGCCAAGAATCCAAAGCAAAAGCCTAAACCTACCCAGCGCCGGGCCACTAGTGGCGGCATTAGCTGATGAGTTGGGTGTCCCATTATTACCTTGGCAGTCCTATGTTTTAGATGATGCCTTGCAAATCTTGCCTAATGGTAATTGGGCCAGGTCTCAGGTGGGATTGCTCTGTGCCCGGCAAAACGGCAAAACTCACATGATGCGGATGAGGATACTGGCAGGCCTGTATATCTTTGGCGAGAAAAATGCAATCGCCATGAGCCAGACCAGGCAACTATCGCTAGACACATTTAAGCAAACAGTGGACATGGCCGAAAGCCTGGACTGGATGCGTAAACGGATTAAGCGAGTTAGCCGCACAAATGGCCAGGAGGAGTTAGAGGTTTACTGCCATCATTACCCAAAGAATTGTGACAGCAAGTGTGAGCGAATTAGAAAATACTCAATCAGGGCGGCAACAAGTGAGGGGCCGCGTGGCTCATCAGCTGACTTGTTGTATGTGGATGAGTTGCGAGAAATTGACGAGGCAACCTGGGCAGCCGTCACTCCGATCACCCGAGCCAGACCCAATGCTCAAGTGTTCTGGACAAGTAACGCAGGCGATCTAACTTCTAATGTGCTAAACGAGCAGCGCCGCCGGGCGCTTACCTTTGCCAGTGATCGAATGGGGTATTACGAATACAGCGCGCCAGCAGGCTCAGCCGTTGATGATGTAGAAGCCTGGAAAATGGCTAACCCGGCTCTGGGCATAACTATCAATGTGCAAAACATACGAGATGCAGCCACCTTTGACAGTCCCGATGCTTTCAAAACTGAAAGTCTTTCAATGTGGGTAGATGCAATAGACAGCCCTTGGCCAATGCAAGTGTGGAATGAGTGCGAGGCAGATATCGCGCTAGAGGATGGCTTGCCAACTTGGATGGCAATGGATCTAAACTTTAACCGAGAATTGGCCTGCCTGGTCACCTTGCAAAAGCGAGAAAACGGCTTTGGGGTATTCCTACACGAATGGAAAAAAGAGGGCGGCATAAATGACTTGGAACTTGCTGGCGAGATCGCCACACTGACACGCCGCTATCGGCCAAGAGTATTAGCCTATGATCCAAACACTGCTGGGTACATTGCGCCAAGACTTGCCCAGGCTGGCATACCAACAGCGCCAACACCTTGGAACTCGGCAGGCTTTAGCATAATGTGCGATCAAGCCATGAATGCGATGCAGTCGCGGCAGCTCTTTCACCCGGCGCAAGAGACAATGCACTCACATCTTGTAAGTTGCGCCCGGCGGCCAGCATCCGATGGCGGCTGGCGAATCGCAAGGCGAGCAGCGCAAGTCCCGATTACTGCAGCAATCGCGTTAGTCATGGCAGTTGGCCACGCCACCGAGCCACAGCAAAGTGTGAGCATCATCAGCGCCTAGGACAACACGCTCTTAAAGCGGACAATAGCGGACAAAATTACACAGATGCAACTTGCTGTGTTGTAATGCCAGCATGGGGTTTATTGATTTCTTACTGGGCACACCACCACAAAAGCCAGATGTTCAAGCTGCTAGAGCAAACATTGCAATCCCATTTTATCAGGATGCGTTTTTTAGCCCTTTTAATACTTTCCGAGTTGATCGCTCAAGTGCTATGCAAGTGCCAGCAGTGGCAAGAGCGCGCAACATAATTGCTGGCACAATCGCAACCCTTGGCCTACAAGCCATGAATGAAGTTACAGGCGAACACATCGAGGGCCGAAGCCTATTAAAGCAACCTGACCCAGCGATCCCGTTAGTGGTCACGATGAGTTTTACCATCGAGGATATTCTGTTTCATGGGCGAGCCTTTTGGCTGGTGTTAGAAGTTAGCCCCGAGGATGGCAGGCCAACTCAGGCGCGGCGCATTGATCCCATCAGAGTAACTTTTACAACGGACTTGACCACTCAGGAAATTATCAACGGGTTTTACCTTGAGGGCAATCTAGTACCTGCTACAGGTGTTGGCTCGCTGATCATGTTTAGTGGAATTGATGAGGGCATACTCAATCGAGGTGGCCGGACAATTTCCACAGCTCTAAAGTTAGAGGAAGCCGTACAGCGTATGGCCAGTGAGCCTAACCCAACTATGGTGCTTAAGAATAGCGGCGTGGATTTACCACCTGAGCAAGTGTCAAGCCTGCTGGCTCAATGGAAGCAAGCCCGAGCCACACGCTCAACGGCTTATTTATCTGGCCCATTAGATGTAACCACTTTTGGATACGATGCCGGCCAGATGCAGCTGACAGAATCCAGGCTAAACACAGCCAGTGAAATTGCCCGAATGTGCAACATCCCTGCCTGGTACATTAACGCTGAAACTGCCAGCGCGACTTATAGCAACGTAAGCCACGAGAGGCGCACGCTCGTTGACATGAGTTTGAAGCCGTATATGCATTGTGTTTCTGAGCGCTTAAGCATGAATGACATTACGCCAAGAGGCCAGGTTGTCCACTTTGACCTAGACGATTACTTGCGCGGCAACCCACTTGAGCAGATTGAAGTACTTACAAAGATGCTTGAAGCTGACCTAATTGATGTTGATGAAGCCAGAGCAGAAATGATGCTAGCACCGAGAGGAAACCCATATGCAACTTAATTTTGAGGGCCAAGTAATAGCGGCCAATGTTGAGACAAGAACTATAAAAGGCGTGGTTGTGCCGTTTGCGCGTGTTGGAAATACGTCAGCTGGGCCAGTGCGTTTTGAGTTTGGCGCGTTTGGTGACATTGACCCAAGCCAAATTGTGCTTAACAGTGAGCATGACCGTACGCGCCCACTCGGGCGTGGCATTGCCAATTCATTAGAAGTCAGCCCGGCAGGTATTTCCATGGCCTTTAAGATCGCGCCAACTAACGCTGGCAATGATGCACTGGTGGAAGCCGCCGAGGGCTTGCGCCCAGCA